GGAAGGAAATCCTGTTTCACTGAGTTTCAAGAAGTTTTTTAACCTTGGTGAAAAGCCTGACATATCACCCACACCGTCTTCTCTCGTTGGTTCAAGAATGATTGAGAAGTTGGACGGTTCTACGCTTATATTCTCAAGATATAAGGGGCATACTGTTATTCGTACAAGAGGAACGACAGATGCTCGTAGGCAAGAAAACGCACACGAAATAGATGTATTGCTAAATAAGTATGCCAAGTTTATATCATATCTTGAAAAGCAAGACACCACTCAGCATTCTTATATCTTTGAGTGGCTATCTCCTACCAATCGTATTGTATTAGATTATGGCAAAGAGCCCGATATGGTTCTTATTGCCGCAATTGTACACGATGACTATTCGCTTGTAGACCAGCACTCACTAAACCATATTGCCAGAAACTATAACTTTCGCCGCCCAAAGTTTTATAATTATAACTCCATCGACGAATTACAGAAGGCAGTGGTTGATATGCGGGACTTTGAGGGCATATGCCTGTATTACAACGACGAACAGGATATTCTAAAGATCAAGAGTGCTCAATACTTGTATCTGCATCGCGCCAAGAGTGAAATCTCAAGCATAGAAAAGGTAATTGATGTATATATTGATTGGTTTATGGACCGTCATACACTATCTCACGAACCTACTGGCTATACTGAGTTCTTTGATTATCTTACGCATAAGTTTGACTACGAAATAGCAAATATGGCAATCGGGCATATTTCACGCATATGCGATGCGATGAAAGAAGTTCATACCATAATGAACGCACTGTTTGCTTTTGCCGCCGCTCGTTCTAAAATGCCACGCAAGTTTGCTGCCGCAGAAATATTACAAGCACATGGCAGCACAGGCAGATCTGCGATTGTATTCAAAGTGCTTGACGGTAAGCCAATAACAGCAGATGACTACAAGAAAATCTTATACCAAGTTCTTAAATGATCATCACAAACTTTCCTGCGAAACTAAAACAAACTATGAATCTCGCAACGATGCTATTCGTGATGCTAAAAGAATACTGACAGAGTATCGTAGTGATAGAATACCATACAAATGTAGTTATTGCGGATATTGGCATCTTGCTACAAAATACTAATATTTATTTATGATGACAAAAACAGCACATACAGACAAAATCGCCAAGCGTCTTGAAGTTGGAGATGTTGTAATATCTTCAACAGGTAAAAAAATGAAAGTAACCGCCGTAATACAAAAGGTTAATAGAACTGTTGTATTATTTGATGATGATATGGAGATTGACTTTGACCCATACTTCAGGATTGAAAAAGTTATACCTATCAAGAAATAAGGCTTGACTTTTTATATTATTGTAGTCATAGTTATATCTGAAAGGATATATTATGAATGTTATCTCCCAACCAGTATTGTGCCTAAATAACTTATGGCAGGCTTTGAATACAAAGACTGTCAAGGAGGCTCTTATTTCTATGCTGGGTGGAGTTGATGGTAATAATCCGCCTGCTCTTGCCATAGATATGAACTTTCGTGTGGATGAAAATGGCAGCGTAGATTGGGATAATCCAGAATATGTACAGCCAGTTGATTGGGAAACTTGGAAGAATCTGCCTATAAGAGATTATGATCTTGCTATACATACCTCTAATATGACTATTCGGGCTCCGCGTGTCATTATTCAGCCAAACTATAGCAAGATGCCTGTAGTTACTCCTCGTCCGACCAAAGAAAGCATTCGTAAACGTGATGGTGGAGTATGTCAATATACAGGTCGTCAGATTTCTTGGAAAGATGGCAACATTGACCACGTTATTCCTCGTACCAAGGGCGGCAAGAATACGTTTGAGAATATGGTATGGTGTCATAAAGAAATCAACAGCAAGAAAGGTGATAAAACGCCAGAACAGGCTGGGCTAAAACTTATTCGCAAGCCAAAGGCACCAAGGGCTGTGCCAGTAAGTTCAACCATACAAATCGCACATCATCCAAGTTGGATACATTTCTTGGATAATGTCACCGAAGTAAGACAAGAAATAGCATCTTGACAACAACTATACCCTGATCTATATTATCGGGGTATTTATTTATGACCTTTTTTTATATACTTCTGGCTGCGATATTCATAATTGAGTTGTGTCTGGCGTATTCTTGTTATAAGTTTTATCTTATGATAAAGAAGATGGATAAGACAAATAAAACTACTATAGTTGAAAATGGCAACGCCATCACAGAAACACTAAGAATAATATTTGACAATCTAAAGCGTCAAACCAGTAAGGTGGATAAACTATCAGGCAAACATACAGAATATCAATCACGATTTCATAGATTAGAACAGCACGTTCAGCGTCTTTTATCCAAAGACAAAGAATCTGTTGAACTACCAAAAGAGGAAAACAAAAATGAGCGACGAAACAACAAAGCAGATTGAGTTTGGCAAGTTGTCTATTGGCAGCAAGTTTTACTTGACTAAGCCTGTAGAATCAACTTCTGCTGTATTCACAAAGATTACATCGTCAAAAAATGATGCTGGTGTATGGTCCAATGCCAAGAATGGCTTTGGATTGACAACCTTTGTACAATACGATAAGCGTGTCTGGACCAAATCGTAAAATGCCAAGAAAAAAAGCAACAGAAACTGGTGCTGTCATAACAAAGCCCAAGGGATTGTTTGATCATATCAATCATGTCCGCGAAAAGCAGGACATTGATTATTTTGACAAACTTACCGACGCAGACAAAAAGAGTTGGTCCAACTTTATGGTGTGCCGTTTTCTAAGTATGCAACCTGAACTTATTGATACATTGAATCACGTACAGAAATATAGCGGCGTATTATCTCCCAAAGAGTTTTATAAGGTGCTGATTGCTTTTGTGCCAAAGCGTAAGGCATTTTATCCATATATCAAGAGCAAGAGTGAGAAGTATAATCCTGCCTTGCTTAGTTTGCTCTCCAACCATTTTCAAGACAGCGAAAGAAATGTGCTTGAGTATATATCCATCTTGACAAAGGCCGATATTGTTGGCATTGTTGGCAAATACGGATATAACGAAAAGCAAATCAAAGAACTAATGGAGGCATAACATATGAAAGTAGCCATCAACGCATCTTATGGAGGGTTTGGTCTATCACCTGAAGCACTAAAACTATACTGCGAAAAAGCAGGCATAAGTTGTTATTTCTTCAAGTATGAATATACTACTGAACCCACGCTCAGGAGCAAACTTGTTCCTGCATATGATCTGACTGACCATGGAAAATATAGCCGCGACAATCTTGCGTTTTCTATACCAAATCCTCAAGAGCAAAAAAATCCACATGATTATCGCATAGGCGACGGGTTTACAGATGACAGAACCAATAAGTTTTTGATTGAGGCGATTGAAGAACTTGGGTCAGAGGCAGCAAGCGGAAGCAGTTGTAAAATAAAAATCGTTGAAGTGCCCGACGATGTAAAATGGCATATTGCTGAATATGATGGTTGGGAGTGGGTGGCAGAAGATCACCGTAAATGGGAATAAACATATGTCTACTAAAAATGTTATAGGAGTTGGAGGCGCAGCCCGCAGCGGTAAAGATACATTTGCTTCTATTGTAGAAATGAAATTACAGCAGGCTGGTTATAGCGTCAAGAAGGTCGCATTTGCCGACCCGCTAAAGCAGCATTGCGATAAGTTTTTATTGGAAAATCTTGGCATATCTGCTTTTACACAAGATCCTGAAGAAAAGATTCTTATTCGTCCTATGCTTGTATGGTATGGCGATGCTCAACGCAGACGCACAGATGGTAGATACTGGATTGATCTTGCCAAGAAAACGATTGATGAATCAGACTATGACTTTTATATCGTTACGGATGTGCGATATGATGTATATGAAAAAGATGAACTATACTTCTTGAAGAAAGAAACCAAAGGAGTGCTGTGTCATATCAGCAAGTATAGCATTGTTGATGGCGTAAAGAAGTTTGTATTGCCCGCCAACGAACACGAAGAAGCCAACAATCCAAGAATCAGAAGCGCCGCACAGCATCGCATAGAATGGGAAGATGAAGGCAAGATGACAACCGAGGAACTATTACTGAATCCAAAACTGAATGAACACGTAGAAAAGTTTATGAAGATCTGGATACAAAAGTTTTAGTATTTGTATTCATCACCATCTTCTTCTTGATCTTCATCGTCATCTTCACCAAGTTCATTATCAAGTTCTTCACTTAGTTTGATAAAATCTTCGTGCTCTAACTCAAGTTTGGCTACGATAGAAGAAATCAAGAAAGCAAGTTCTCCCTTATCAAAGTTCATGCTCTTGATATTTTTTGAGAACTTGTTTGCGATGGTATATATCAAGTTTCTGCGTGCCGACAACTCATCATTGTTGTATATGATGCCAGGTATTGGATTTTTATCGCTATGCATGTCGGATAGTTTAGCCATTTCTTCCTTTAGCATCTGATTATACTCTGCATCATTTGCCGCAATACTTTTAATTAAACTTTTCAACTCATCTATGTCTTTTTTCTTTACAACCTTTGCCACTGAAAAAGTACGTAATACTCCCTTTTTCTGTAGAACGTGTGTGAATGTTTTGTTATCCATATATGATATATTTTTTGTTTATCTAAATAAATATAAACTCTTTACAATTGACATCAACAATACTTGATATATACTGATTTTATGTCTATAAATGATTTTTACGCCGAACCAGTAGCAGAAACTCCTTTGCCTACGCAAGAAGAAACAAAAAAACTGAAAACAGTAAGCTTCAGTCAATATGCTATGTGGCTGAAATGCCCCCAGCAATGGAAACTGTCGTATATAGACAAGCTTGCTCCATATGAGGCAAGCATTCACACAGTTTTTGGCACAGGTATCCACGAAGCCTTGCAAGAGTATCTGCGAGTGCTATATACGGTGGGTGCCACAGAAGCAGACGCACTTGATACTTTTTCTATTTTTAAGAAGTCGTATGAAGAGGGATTGAAAGATCTCAAGATTGCGGATGCAGAACAATCCAAGTTGAATGAAGAAGATCTTGAGGCATTAGGATTGATTACTCCGCAACTTGTATCTGAATTTGAGAACGATGGTAAGATTATTCTTGATCACGTATTGAGTTATTCTCAGCGTAGCAAGCATTTTCCTAGCAAGAAGTATGAAATTGTT